CACTAGGAGATACTCATGCAATTCGAACACGAAATTGTCCGCCTCGATGGAGACGTTGATATCGTCGATATTGAGATCAAAATCACCCGCCGCTACGCTGGCCCTACGATCAGTTTTTTTGAGCCGTCGCTTGCAGGCGAGTATGATTTTGCTTGCTATTATGATGGCTACGAAGTCACTGCGCGGGAGCTTGCAAAACTGGTCGGCGCTGATGACGCTGATCATTACATTGAAAGCACGCTTGACAAAGCCGACGAAGATTTCTTTGAAGACGGCGATTACGATGAGGGTGATCGTTATGTTGTATAATATCGAAGATTTACCCCGCGTCTTGCGCGAACGTCTCGCCCGCAAAAGCTCTGTGCGCTTTAATTGGCGCTGGGTCTGGGCGCAATGGTACACCGGCATGCCGGTTGATTACTTGCTTAATCTTATGGATGAAATTGAACAGGAGCATAGCCGTGAACCGTCCATTTCCGCAGATCAATAACAATGGAACTCCGGGGCAAGATTTGCTCGATCAACAATTGGAGATCATCGAGGCCTGCGAGGCCTTGATCAAAGCCCTCCGCCGGGCAACGCCTAATGGCCGCGATTACATTCAATCCGGCTCCAAGGCTCTGATCGAGGCTGCGGGAATGCACTTGTCATCGATTACTGCGGTCGATGATGTAATGAAGCAGGCGCGTGAGATTGCGCTTGCAATTCACCAACAGATGAAACGCTAGGAGATGCCAATGTTACCGTATCGTTTGAATGCCAATGAAGAGCGTGCCCTGAAGGTTCTGAAGGCCGGGGGAAGCCTGCGGATCACCCGCGAACATGGCGAACTAAACATGCGCCTGTTTGACGCCCATGATGTTATGCAGCCCGGATTTTATCACAGCACGATCATCACGTTGGAAAGGTTGGGTGCCATCCAGCCATACAAAGCCGGTGGCACCCCATGCCTTGGAATTTACGTGCTAGCTCAACATTGATTTGAGCCACCGCGCCCATGGACCGGCGGTTTTCTTTTTGTGGCCTAGATCGATTTGCCTTTGACGGTCCAAAAGAAGAGCTTTCTTTGTGATCCGTGCAATGTATGCAAGCTCCGACGTTGGCTCTAACTTTTCTGGCAGCACGCGCAAAATATCGCGCAAGGCCCGCACTGCGGCGTCAGCCCGGTGAACCTCATCAATCAGCCGCTGGAGCGGCACTTGTTGGCTGTCGATCATGTTTTTTCCACCGCTTGTCGGGATTGATAACAAAATAGACAGCGCATGGCGTCACACCAAAAGCTCGCGCAATGTCGGCATAACGCATGCCATCAGCGCGCATGGTGCGAGCCTCTGCGTGCCACGAGCCTGAGCCGCGGCCCTTTTGTCGAGGTGGGAACTTTGTTGGGTCTGTTTCCTGAGTATCAACTGAGCGTCCGACATTTTCTGGGTCGGGCGTCATTAGGTTCTCCCTTTTTGTAAACGTGGGATTTTATGCTTGCCATGTGTCAATTACATTTGCAAGGCTCTTCTCCCCGGAAAGTAAAACGGAGAATGTAAATGCGTAAGACACTTATCGCGCTAACAATTGCCATCGCGTTTATCGCGCCAGCATCAAGCGCATCCGCATCCATTTCACCTTTGATCAATCAGGTTGGCTCAAGCCGCCCAAGCGATTGCCCGCGGCTATGGTGCGGTTGTTGGCTGCGTAAGGCACTTGCCCGCATGGGCTACTCCACGCACGGTGCATCCAATCTTGCCCGTGCCTACGCATCCTACGGCACCAGAGCGACACCCGGCGCTACCGGCTCGATCATGGTCATGCGCGGCCATGTGGGCCTCGTCGTAGGACGCTGCGATAACAGTCACGTCAAACTGCTATCCGGCAATCATAATCATCGCGTTGGCGTTGGTTGTTATCCCATGAGGCGAGCAATTGCATGGCGCAAGCCCGCCAAAGGATATGTAGAAAGCGTTGCGGTGCCGGTTGCCGACACGCCGCCGCGGGCGCGATACAATTTCAATCGCTAATCCACCAAAAACCTAAGGGGGAAATGGGCTAAGTTTTTTGCACATTTCCTTCACTACCCACTTTGGGCATTCTTTACAAAAAAGATTTGTGTCATCCTGAAATCGTGATACACATATGTCACCGGCAGCGCGGTGCTGCCGCCATCACTAGGAGACACCAATGTCCATCGCCCTTCTTTCCGCTTCTGACCTTTGCGACGAAATTGGCAAGCTCGACGGCGCCCTCAAGGCCATCGAGGCGCAGCTCAAGGCTGCTAAGGCTGAGTTCAAGGCGCGCGGCCTCGATAGCGCCGTTGGCGCGTCCTACGAAGTCAGCAAGACCGTCGCCATTCGGCAGACGCTCGATGTCGAGGCCGTCAAGGCCGACATGGGTCAAGCTTGGTTCGACGACCACAGCAAGCTGGCTGAGATCGAGACGATCCGCATCAAGGCCAAGAAGCCGGTCGTTATCATCGCCTAATCAACGCGGGAGGGTCGGAAAAACCCTCCCCCTTTTTCCGAATGTAAATCTAGGAGACAAAACCATGAAAGCCATTCTCATTGACCCGGAAACCCAGACCATCTCCGAAGTGGAGTATGATGGCGACTATAAGACCATCTGCAAGCTCATTGACGCTGATGGTTTTGCTGTTGTGTATATCGACAATGATAACAACTCAGATGCCGTTTACGTTGATGATGATGGTCTGTTCACAGACAAGAAGTTTTTCTGGGCCAGTGGCTGGTCGCAGCCCTTGGCTGGCAAGGGTCTTGTCCTTGGAACAGATGATGCCGGTGATAGCATTTCGCCGCGCATCACGTTGAGGAAGCTCAAAACTCAAATCAAGTTCATGGATCGCAATGTAGTTGGCGTGCTGACACGCGCCGGGCTGTTCGATCTATGAGGGTCAAATACCTCAAACCGGCGGTTCCCAAACGGGAGCCGCCCAAAATCCGCGATGAGGAAACTGACGAAATCCTCATCTGGCCCGACACTTTAGAGCAGGAACTAAAAAAGGCAGGACTAATATGACACCGGAAGAATTTCAGGCTTTTGTAAACGCCATCCAAGAAAAGCACGGCATCAGCAAATTGCGCCTTGCAGCAGCACTTGGTTGCCAGAAAGACAGTATCAAAAGATGGGAAGAGCGGGGCGCGCCGTTTTACATAAATCTTGCTGCTGCTGCTCTTATGGCAGGGTTGGACCCTTTTTCAAAAACGGCTTAAAACTGCTGGTCGGGATCTCCACGCAACGACGCTGAAACTCGGCCTCTTTTATTTTGAGCTTTTCTCCCGGTTCAAATTTATACCAGCCAGCCTGATCCGGCCATTGAATGGCTAGCACGTATGGAACTCGTAAAACCTCCGCGGCCCTAATCCCCACTTCGACCGCATCTGCCGGTATTTCCTCAAATGCTCTAGGATCGCTCAGGATGGCCGTATGGCGGTATTCGACCGTCGCCAGTGCCTTGGCCTCCATTTTCTGTAAATCGACCAGAAGATAGTCTGCTGGGCCTTTGAGAGGCATCCATATGCAATGGACACCCCAAGTTTCCGCAAAAACGGATCTCAATTTTTCATCAAGCACGGGCGAAGATCCTGTCCTGCCGGTCATACAGCATATATGTGGCGCCTAAATTCCCTGTTTCCGGCTGGTAACGGACCTTGCACACCCGGATAATGCTGGTGGAGCTCGTCTCCGGGTCGCCGGTGCGGGCCACAACGATGCCGTGATCCGCCTTATTGGCCCAATGCGAGCTATCGCTGACAGAATACAGGCTCAACTCTTCAGCATCGCGGTTACCGGCTGATTTTGTTGGATGCGCCACTACAACAATGCAAACATCGTACTGCCGCCCGAACTTTTTCAGCGCTTGAATAGCCCTCCCAGTATATTCGGTCGCGCTTTCATCGCCCCGCTTGGCATGCTCGATTTCGTTCCACGGATCGATCACGAACATTTTTACGCCGTGCCGGATCACCGCGACCTCCATGCGATCGAGCAGCCAATGAATATCGTGGACCTCATCGCTTGTCGCGTCTGGCGCGATAAAGTAAAAACGCCGCTCCATGAATTCATCGGGCGTGAGATCCATATCCGGCGATCCGACGCGCGATGACATGTGCTTGAAGATACGGGTCACCTGATCAGTTACATAAGGCTTTACGCGCATTTCGAAACTGGCGAGGCCGATGTTCCACTGGTGGAGATACGCCACCTGCGTCGCCATCTGAACCGTCCATGTCGATTTACCTTGGCCGGGAAAGCCAGTAACCACAACGAAACTTGGCGTATACAACATGAGCTTATCGTCCAGATCTTTGAAGCCGGTGCTGACCGGCACGAAGGCTGGCTCTGGTGGCAAATCGCTGTAACGGTAAACACCGCTGACCGGGTAAGGCTTTGCGTCGGCGATGATCTGCATAACGGCCTTCCGCCCGTGCTTTACCAGCACGTCATTGAAGTCCTTGCAGCCCTCTGGATATGTAACGAAAGAACACCGGATGCGATCCAACCGACGCACTAGCTCTGCCGCAAGCCTGCGCCCGGGCCCGTCGGCATCGGTGGCGATGATGATCCGCGTCACCGCCTTCAGCGCCGTCCAGTCGTTAAGCAGGAAAGAATATTTATCGTCATCCTGCGGGTTGATATCAGACGTTCCCTCCGGCACCGCGATCAGATTGCCATGTGCATCGCGGGCTGGCGGCGCCCCATCTGGAACGCTCACAGCAAAAGGATAGCCCGCAGAAAGAACCGCCAAGCAATCCATTTCGCCTTCCGTGATCACAAGCGCATTGTCAGGCAGCGTTGGATCGTCGAGCACATCGGCATTGAAAAATACCTTCTTGGCCGCACCGGCCTTCTGCCAGAAGGTTTTTCCGGGGCCACGGTACTTCGCGCCAATCTCTTCGCCATTGCGAGTGAAGGGATAGACAAGAATTGTCCCGGCGCTATCTGGCTCTACCCCATCCTGCCCGCGCTTCGCGCTGTAGAGCCCCATAGCCACCGCTATTTCCACGTCGATCTCCCGGCTTGCCAGCCAATCGAGGTGTTTTTCGCTGAGTGTCATCTAGCAATCTCCCATCCGTCCAATTGCAATTGAAGCACCGAACTCCTACGCCCGTCTCATCGATCCTGACGGACAAGCACTTATCGGCCTTCTTTTTTCTCGTGTGCGAACATTTCGGACATGTTGTTTTCCATGTGCCGCGGCTTAGTCCATTCCTTCCCGGCGATATTCCTAAATCCTCCAGCAGCTCGATGATCGACATGCAATTTTACCCTGCGTCTAATCGTTACATTTTTCCGAATACGCATTAGCAGAACCCTCCACCTATGCGGATCTTTTTTGCCGCCACGGGTTTGTAATCATCCTCGAAACGGCGTTGATTTAGAAACGTCACCGCCTGCGCGATGTAACGAGGATCGTCGGCCTGAGCGGCGTAGGCCAGCGTACCGACCATGATCGCATCATGCGATACGCCAGCATCGATCAGCTGGCTGTAGCTGCGCCATGCCTCGAACTTAGGATTGCCACCCTGCCGCTTGGGATATGCCGCCCAGAAGGCTTCAAACGCCGGTGAGTAATTTACAACCACACTGGCCTTCCGCTTGCGAGCCGGTTTCTGCTTTGGGGGGGCTATAGGGGGGTTATTATCTTTGATAGGTTCTATGATAGTATAGTGTGAACTGAGTTCACGCGAAGATGTCGTAGAGTTCACATCGGCGGCATCATCTGATTTCACATCGTGTGCTTCTAATTTCACATCACATGCGTCAGATTTCACATCGTCAGCGTCTGATTTCACAAGCTGATAGACGTTAAAAACGCGCCCTGAAACACCTGCTGCCCGGCTGCTTTTCCTTACAAGACCGATGTCAGCAAGGTGATTTACAATCGAAATCACATGCCGCCTGCTGATGCCAGCATCCTCCGCCAATTTCTCTTGCGACGGCCAACAGAAACCGTTCTCGTCGGCATAATTAGCCATGACCATCAGCACCACCTTAACAGCAGGCGCTTTGGTTTTTTGCTTGATAGCCCAAGCCATGTAACTGAAACACATCGTGGATAACCTCTTGCAAATGCAAGGCATCCCGATGTAAAAGGGGAGTGCCATTGCTCGTATCAATGGTCTGCCATTGCTCGCCTCAATGGTTTCAATCGAGGTCCGCCGGTTCGTCGCTGGCGGGCCTCAACTTTTTTCAGACTACGCTCAACTCCCTGCCGTTGGCAAGACGCGATGCATGCGCTCTGATGCCATGCATCAATGTCGTATGATCGACGTTGGCAATACGAGCAAGGCGGTTCACGCTGTAATCATGCTCGACATAGGCGCGGAACCAAACTTCGTGACGCGCCTGCGCGACTGGCTTCCACCGCCTGCGACCTTCAATAGTCTCTGGCGGAATATCCAGCTTATCCGCAACCTCATGCAAAATGCGGCGATAGTAAATGGCACTAGCCAATTTGCGCTTTTTGATGGCGATTTCTGCCGGATCAAATTTGAATTCGTTACCAGCAGCCAGACCTGCCATTACCTCAACGGTGCGGGCAGGCACGACGCCAGTCGGCCTAGCAACACCGCCCGCGGCAATTTGTACCTTTTCTGGTACAACACCTTTGCGAACCGGCTCAGGGCCTTTCAGGCGCGTTTTGACCGCTTTGTAATGCTCCAAAAGTTCGTCGTAGTAAGTCATCTAGGTTTTCCCTTGCTTTTTGCAGAACAACCGTCACTCCGGGGCCTTCCTCGACCCATGTGGCGGCAATTAACTTGGCGTGACTATCGTCCTGAACCAAGCCTGTTTTGACCAACAGGTCAAAAACCGCCTTGAAGGCAAAATTATCCAGATCGCGGCGGCGGCGGTCAGGAGCATGCAAAAGAACGTAAGCTTCATAATTGCCTAAAATGGGTTTATGACGCCCGGCGGCAACAATCCACTGACTTTCTTCCAACCAGTCTGTGTATTCAGCGCTGCGGTATACCCGCTTTCCGCCACCACGCCAAAGGCGGTTGATTGACGGCGGAAATGGCAATTCTAGGACAACAGTCATTGGTTTTCCACTAGTTGGTCGATTTACATTGCATGGGCGGTATGGGTTTGTAAAGATGCAATTCGGAGGATCACATGAAACCAAATCAATTCACCGCACAGCGGATCGAAGAGCAAATTCGTGCGTTGCTGGCTGATTTTCCACAATTAGCTGACGATGAAGACCTGAAAAATGACATGATATCTGGTTCGACCAGCTTCGACGAAGCTTTGTCGATGTTTGCCATGCTTATTCAAGAAACCAAAGTTCAATCTATGACGTTGAAAGCTGTCATTGGTCAATTGACAGATCGCCTTCGACGTTTTGACCGGCGAGAAGAATTTGCCCGCGCCATGATCCATAAGCTCATGACAACGGCAGATATGAAAAAAATTGAACTGCCTGTTTGCACGATCTCAGTTGTAAACACAGCACCCAAAATCATTATCACCGACGAAGCTGCTTTGCCTGAGCATTTTCTGCGCGTGAAAATGGAGCCGGATAAGACAGCAATCAAAACCGCTATTGAGCGCGGCACACATGTTCCGGGTGCAACGCTATCTAATGCAGGAACAACTATTCAAATCCGCTAGGAGATATCGATGACAAGTCACATTGCCGCTGCTTTGCATCAGGTCATGAGCAAAGTTAGCTACGTCCAAAAGCAAGGCGAAAATGATTTTCATGGCTACAAGTACGCTAGCGAAGCTGATTTGCTTCGTAGCTTGCGTCCCGCCATGATCGAAGCTGGTCTGATGTTGATCCCCAGCATTCACAGCGTGATCGAATGCGACGAAAACGGCAACACCAGCATTCAGATCGAGTACACGCTCGTGCATAAGTCCGGCGAAATTTGGCCGGAAAAGATTATTGCCGCCGGATGCGGCAGCGATAAAAACAAAAGCGGTGTCGGTGACAAAGGCCTGTATAAAGCCCTTACCGGCGCTAACAAGTACCTGCTTTTCAAATTGTTCCAGATCGAAACTGGCGATGATCCTGAAAGCAGTGGACAGCAAGAAGCAGCCCTTGCTGAGGCTCAGTCTAATTATGTCAAGGTTTGCCTTGATGTGATTAAATCTATGCAGACCAAGGCAGAGCTTGGCGAATGGTGGAAGGGTGAAACAGCGGCACGTAAAAAGCTGCACATCACCAGCGCAACTGATGCATACAAAACATTAAGCGCAGCCGCTGCAAAACGCGCTGAAGCTTTTGTCAATAACGAAGCAAAATGAGGAGAAGCTAGATGGCTACCGAATACGATAATAAAAATACCGGCGCTCTTTTTGACAACAACAAAAAGACCACGCCCAAGCATCCTGACATGACAGGCAGCGCAACTATTGTGTCGCCAAGTGGTGAGGTGTTTGAAGTCTGGGTTAGTGGATGGGCAAGGCAAAGCAAAAAGGGCGATGATTTTATTTCCCTTAGCTTTACCGCCAAGGATGCCGCGGCAAGTGGAACCGGCAAGAAGATTTCCGACTTCCGCAAATCTGCCGCAGCACAAGCACCGCTTGAAGAAGCCAGACCAGCGCGAAAGCCAGCCGCCGGTCAGACAGTTCCGGGTCTTGACGATGAAGTTCCATTCTGATGGATGATATCAAAAGATGGGATTTGATGACGTACCGGCCAACAACAAATGGCAAATCTGAGGCTTACCGCCTTGGACGAGCGTTTATGGGTAAACAGCCGGGCGTCATCAATATCAAGCTTGAATTGCTTCCGACGCCTAATACAAAAAACGTAGATGGCATGTGGGAAACATGGGCAACTCTTATTCCTTACGAGGATAAATGAGCAAGCTTGTAACAGATGACATGGTCGAAGCAGCGTTGAATTACCTTGCGACGGCCTCACAAGAAGGAGCATCCGCCCGTGCCAATAGGTTACGGGCGGAGTTCAAACGTAAACGCCTGCGTTCAAAATTGATCCTTGAAGCTCCGCCAACATGCACATCTGCTACATTGCGAGAAGCATGGGCAGAGGCACATCCAGATTATCTTCTGGCATGCGAAGACGAGGTAAAATGGACAGAGCAAGACGAATTGCACCGGGGGGAGCGTAATCGCGCTGATGTAATCATCGAGGCTTGGCGGACAGAAAATGCCAACAATAGAGTGGGTGGCAATTTCCGGTAATGGATATTCTTACGGAGAGGGGGAGGGAAACCGTGAAGCAAGAGCGCGAAGCTGTCGCAATCTGGTCTTCATGGTTTCCTTCTATTTCATATGTTCACACGCCCAAAGACAGGCCAGTGCCGATCGACGCTATGCTTGTAAAGAACGGCGCCATAATTGGCGTTGTCGAAACCAAATGCCGCCAAATGTCCCGCGAACAATTTTATGATGATTACAAATGCGAGTGGCTTGTCACCTTCGACAAGATAATTGCAGCCAGACGTGTAGCTGCGGAATTAAGCGTGCCACTGATCGGTTTTCTTTACCTTGTGCCTGATCAATTGCTTTTGGTACAAAAGATCTGGTCGCCGGATGAAGGATTTGCTGTTTCATTTTTTGTGGACAAGACACCTACGCAAGCTACCGTAAACGGCGGTATGGCGATGCGAGATAACGCCTACATCAGCATGGTAGAGGCGAAGCAATATGAGTTCAAATGACATCGGAACAACCGCTCGCGGCCATTTAAGCACTCGACGCAAATTGGCAATCTGGGAACGTGAAAAAGGTCTGTGCATGCTATGCAGCACACGCCTTCAGCCGGGGAAATTTATCTATGAGCACGTGAGAGCGTTAGAGCTTGGTGGCGCTGATACAGATGACAATATCCGCCTGACCTGCATGCCATGCGCAGGCCTCAAAACCAAGGACGATCATTCACGGGCGGCAAAAGCAAAGCGCGTGAAAGCAAAACACCTTGGTATGAAGAAAAGCAAAAACCCTTTGCCCGGCAGCAAAGGCTCTAAATGGAAACGCAAAATGGATGGAACTGTTGTGCGTCGTGACGATCAGTAAAATGGTATAGCAGAAATACAAAGAACAATTTGGGTAAGAGATTTGTTGCTATCACTGCCAGTAATACCAATGCTGCTTGCTACGGCGGTTGTATTATTCAAGTGACCATATCTATTTGAACCAGAGCCACCTTTATTAACTGTGGCATCTGTTGCAGGAGCATTTGTTCCGGTCCATGCATTTGGTGTACTGGGGGAACCTCCTTTATTAGCCATGCCAAGAATAACACCATTAGCATACGGCGTAATATTGATATAAATTGGACCGTTTGTATTATTCACCGCACGATAGGCTCCAGTGTAAACAGCAGCGGAGCCGCCAGCGTAGATAACCGTCCACACACCAATTGTATGATTAGTACTAAGCCCAAAACTTACACTGACATTTGCTGTTGTTGAAGCGATATCGTAGAAAGCAAAAAATTGTGCTCTTCCATAAATGGACTGTGTAACGCCAACAGCTGTACCAGAAATACTATTGACCGTAGGAGTTATGGTATCACTAGAGTTTTCTGACCAAACGCCGACAATAACAATACGATCATCAGACCCCACATTAAGAGGTCCAATATTTAACCCAGTAAGCGTCAATGGACCGGCGCTGTTTGCACCAGTTCCGCTAATCCATGTTGCGGTAGGTGCCTGCCAGCCCGTGCGGCCAAACATGAAATCGCCAAAGCCAAGCATTATGCGAAAGCCTTAATCACATAGCCAAGAAGGATTTGCGTCGAAGAAACAGCGTACCACGGTATCACGTCGATGGCATTGCCCGCCGTGCTAAGGACGAGGCCCGCACCAGACGGTGTTTTGTAGGATGTGCCAAGGGTAAGTATCGCGGAGCCGCCAGAAGGTTGCTGTATCACAAAAATGCCAGACTGACCGGCTTGCGGTGCATATGTCGGGTTTACCAGCGTAATTGATCCGGTTGGGGTAAGGTAGAAATTGTTGTTTGTGCGGAAATCTGGCGTGTAGCTGGTAGCTGACGATGTAGCCTGAACACCCACCGCGCCAGATGTGAATTGGCTATAGCCAGCACTTGTAATTGTAATGCGAGCAGCCATGGTATTAGCTGTCGAGCTAGACACATCCGCCTGAGCTGTAGACAGCACAATAGAGCCTGATCCGCCACTTCCGGTACCATTACCGGCCTGAATGGCTAAGGCGGCTCCAGTGACGTTTGCACCGGCTCCTGATGGCGCTCTAAGAATTCCGCCAGAAAGTGATGTTGTGGCTTCACCTGAGCCGACAACAACATCACCTGTAGGCACCACCTGAAGGCGGACAGAATAGTTTGTATTGAGCGAAGAGCCAGCACTGCCTGCGGGCATGGTATAGATCGAAACACTACCGCCCGCGCCGCTGCCGGTGCTTGCGCCACCGTAAAGTGTCAAATTGTAACCAATCTGGTTTGTCATACCAGCTACAGCGCTGGGAGCACGGATACCGCCACCAGCGATTGGAGACGTAGACGGAGAAACGCCATCTGTGCCGGTAATGATAATGCCGGTAGCTGTCTGTGTAATCGTTCCGCCAACAGTTATCTGTTTGCCAGAACCAATATTCATGGAAACAGACGTACCGCTGGAAGAAAATACATTGTCCAGTATGGTAAGGTCAGAATTAAGCGTCGTTCCCCATATGCCGGTATCGCCACCGGGCGTTGGAAGCGTCATGCCAAGATTTGGTGTTGCCATGGTCTAATTCCTCAATGCTTGGCTATCTTCAGCGCAGTAACGATAGCATCGTCTGGCATAGAAAGCATGTTTGATGTGCGGTGGCTCAATTCTTTGCGGGTCTGAGCCACCTCGCGGGAAATACTTTCCGCGCCTCCACCGACGCGACCTCCAGATTTGCGGCCAACACGACCGCCATTGGCTTGTCCAGTTGGAATTTGATCTGGTGTGATCCAATCAAATTCATGACCCGGCTGGCTTTCGAGCCGTTGTTGAGCTGCTTGTGCCTGCTCAACTGCGAGGCCAACCGGATAAACAGATTTTTTGATAGCTGTTGTAGGCACATACCTTCCTGCTTGAGCCAATTTACCAGCACCATATGCTAGTTTACCTGCAATGCGCGGGGAGGAAACTATGGCTCCAGATGCAGCTAAAGCCACTGCTGTTGCAAAGGCTGTTGGATTTTGCATCAATGCAGCAGCCGTAATTCCGCCAGCCCCGGCCACGCCCTCAACAGCCGCTCTTATCCCGCTTGGACCTGCGGCATGCAAAGCAGCACCAGCTACCCTGTATGGAATTGTTGGATCAATCTGACCAACAATTTCAATGGCATTCGGCCCTTGGGGAATGCCAAGAGATTTAATTGTTTTTGCCAATTGAACATTGGCGCTTGTTTTATTGCCAGCACCAAGTGTTTTCTGCAAATTTTGCAATTCATCAAGCATATATTGATAGTCATCCATGAGCGCTGCATACTCTGGAGACATTGTTTTCAATGTATCGCGGACACCAGCCGCAACGTCTTTATAAGCCTGCCTTGCTTCTGCTGACAAACTTGTATCATACATACGAAAATGCAGATGCTTTTTAAGCTCATCTAAACCTTGTAATGTATTTTTCCCCTGTCCGGGCGGAAGGCCTTCGAATTCTTTGCGAATTAAATCTTCAATTTCTCCCAATGTTTTTCTTGCATCTGGAAATAACTTGGTTTGCGAACCCCTTACTCCTCCAAAATTATCCCATGAATTTTGAAGGCTTTGATTGATTATTGAATAATCAACGGGCTGATTGGCAGCTCCGGTAATTTGTCCTCGCGTATTAACCCAATCTTGAGATTTTTCTTTGCGGACAGTATCGATCGCATGACTAATATCCTGCGACAATTGAACGGGATTGCCGCCACCAGTGTAAAATTCATTAAATGCTTCTCTGGCTCCGCGTATTTTGTTAGCGCCTGCTTCAAACGCCTTTTGGAAAGCAACTGGGGCCACACCAGTTAACAATGATTGTGCCCCACGGGTTAGAGATGGCGCATATTTGCCAACCTCTTTCCCAACCTGCACAACAGCCTGCGCCGGGTCCATAGCGCTTGCCGCTACCTTTCCCGCTGTTCCAAGAAAAGTACCAGCCCGTCCCATGGTACTGGCAGTTTGAGCTAATTTTCCCATTGGACCAGCGGCGAGCGAAACAAAACCAACCGGATGTTCTGCAAACGCCTTTTTCCAAGGCGCAGCAGATGTCGCTAGCTCATATGCAGAATGTGCAAATTGTTTATTTTTTTCTTCTTCTTCTGGACTTTGTGCTCCGCCAAGAGCCCCATAACCCAATGATCCAAGACGATATCCAGTATCTACGATGCCCTTACCCAGACCTGTAACTGTCCCAACTGGGTCAATTATAGCACGCCCAAGACCTTTTGCCGTATTTACAAAATCATCAGTATAATTTTTAGTTGCGCGGAGAAAAACATCCTCCAACGGCATGTTTGCATATTCTTCTGTTGACTTTGGTGTATCATCGACAACACCAAGTTTGGAAAAATCTACTTGATCAGCCATTAGTCGATATACTCCGTATCAGGCACAATCTTGTCGCCAACTTGTTTGCGTCCTTTGAATATAAAAGTTTTTCCGTTATTTGGATCAATATATTTCCAACCTTCATGGAAATGCGAAAGGCCTACGCCTCTTACAAGCTCTCCAGCAACTGGTGTGTTAGCTTTAGCCTCTTCAACAAATTCTTTGATTGTATTGCCCTTATCATCAAATTCACGAAGCCATTTACGAACATCATTGGTTTTGATGTATGGAGTTCCGCCTTTACTTGCGACAAAATCATCCCACGCCTCTGTTTTGGCCTCGTCGTAAGCCAATTTTCCAAGCATAGCGCCAATGATGTTTCTGTTTGCTTTTGCAAGATTTTGAACAGAACCTTGACCTTTAGCAACAAGCTTCAAGTCAACATTTGAAATTTGCGGTCCAATTTTGTCCTTCATGCCGCTATCAAGAATTGAGTTTGCAAAAAACTTCATAGCAGTTTGAACATCAACAGCCTGATCAATTTCTTCGCTACCAGCAATGCCAAGGCTAGCCATGGTGTTAATCAATGTAGATTTGAATTCAGCAAATGCACCAGTTTCTGCCTTCTTCAAGGTTTCTGCAAGGCCATCTAGCATCATGTGACGAGAACCAAAACCTGATTGCAACTCGCTAAAACTCTTGTCTGTATCTTGAACAGAATTTGTTTGCGCTTCCTCAGCCTTAATTAAAGCCGCACCGCGGGCCGCAAGTTCTTGCGATCCGGGTATTGCAACAGTTTCTCCATTTGGAAGCTTGATGCCATTTTTGCCATAGCGATCCCAAAGGGCGTTTGCCTGATCAAGATACATTTTCCTGAGGTCTGCTGTTGTTGCACGACCAGCTTTTTCATAAAGCTTGTATGGATTTTGATCATCCGGCAGTTGATTAAATATTTCTGCAGCACCTGTTGGTTTTGGTTGAGCAGGTGTTTCAGCTTGCGTTGCTGGCGCTGTTTGACTTGGAGCAGAACTTGTTTCGATTTGCTTACTGGGTGCAGACAAAGCAGGCGCGGCAGTTGATGCCGCGGCAGGAGGCGGAGCGACACCAGTTGAAGGCTGTGTACCATCAGACGGGGGAGGGGTCACTCCAGAAGGCACCGGCGTTGGTGCTGTAGTACCCTGAGCGGGAGCTGCCATAGATGCGCCACCAGCAATACCGGCCCTCATGGCTTCATCTTGAATAGATTGGTATTCTGGCGGAAGTGGCTTTCCCTCAGCCTTATAAAACTGGATCATAGGCAGAACAGCCATATACAACTGCCTAATTTGTCCAATGCGGGCAACATCAACATTGCCAAGAGCAGCCTGTGCCTGAGCACGCTGAGAAGCAACTTCAGAGGCAATTTTCTGCTGTTCAAATGGCAGCATTTGCTGGTTGTAGTAGGTCTGCATACCGACTTTGCCAGCCTCACCAAGGTTCACGCCAAAGAACGGCGAACGACCGGCCATCATGGCAAATCCAGCAGACATAAGAGCGCGTTGCATGTCGGGCGACATATCACTGTTAGTAATGCGCTCAATCAAATTGCGTTTGTGCTCATTAGATCCGGGTTTAACACCCTGAGATGTGCTTGATACAAGGTTGCTAACAAGACCGGCAATGCCAGACGATTTTTCTGGCGTATCAGCAGTTGGATTTACTACAACATTGCCCAACCCAGCCTCTGTTGGTTGGGCAGAAATTTCTTTCGACAATGACTGCATGCGATTGTGCCATGGACCGGCAAAATCACCATATCTTTCTGGGTTCTTTTGCACGAGGCTCCCAAGGAAATCGCTATACAGTCCAAGCAATTTCTGAGGATCACCGCCGGATTGAGCGATGAGCTGACGAGCGCGGCCCGGCCCAGATGTTACAGAAATATCCAAGGCAACCTTGGCAAGGTTTGGATCTTTGGCAGCGAGAACATCGCCATTGATTGGCTTCCAATAATCATTAACGTAAATGTTTCTCGCCTCATCTTGCGTGAGTTTTTTTACGTCAATGTTTGGGTGAGCAGCTTGATTGATGCCAAAATTGGTCGGCGTTCCATTTGTGTCTTTTTCCAAAAGACCGCCCTCATGGCGAAGAACCATGTTCAATGCATCATTAAGAAAAGGAGAAGGCTCAGGTTTTGGAGGCGGAACAACGCCACCCTGAGCTGGGACAACTGGTGTATCGTCTTCTTCTTTTGCGATAGAAGGGACAACGCCAGCATCAGCATAACCATGGCGAACCATACCGCCTGAAGCTCTGCGATATTCAGAGGCCGTAGGGTCTGGAAACAGCGTTTCTGTTACATCACCATAAAGGCCCTTCAAGTTTTTGCTGAAAGCTGCCTTTTGCTCATCAGACATGCCCCTGATTTGCGCCCATGTATCATCAAGGCCTGTATCTTGTGCTGCTTTTGGCGGGTCTGGAAGCGTAGAACCCGGCTTCATATGCTTTTCAGTTTCTCCACTTGGCACATAACTCATGCCTGTAGAGAAATCTTGATATGGGATCATGCCCAGACCGCCTTGGGCAAAGTGCTGGCGCTCCATCGATGGGGCTACAACGCCGCCCATGTAGGCAGTTCCGCCGTCCATTTTATGATGTCGAGATGGAATAGCCTTGTTGTAATCAACGGCCTTCAGGCCACCAATTTCAGAAACAGCCTCTGGATGACGACCTTCGACCTCTTGCGCGATCAGGCCAATTTCTGTCTTTGGGCTTCCCTTGAAATTGTATTTGTAAATGTTTTGGCCGTCGTGCGTCTTGCCGACCGGCTCGATATTTTCCTTAAGCCGCTCATCAGACCACGGGATAGACGCCATGGCAGTGCCAAAGCCAAGGAGCTGAGATCCAACATTTGGTCCCGGCATTGTTTGTGTGCCGGTACCACCCGCACCAGCGCCAATGCCTTCCGCGATGTTTGCAAAATACTGCGCCATCTGGAACGGATAGGCCTGTTGTTGCAGGAATTGATTGTACATGGCCTGATCATAGGCCTGTTGCGTGGCCTGTTGCTGAGCGCCAGCTGCCATTTGGGCCTGAGCACCAGAAAGCATGGATTGCTGGGTGGCGCCGCCAAGACCTTGAAGCATTGAGGCTGTACCAGCTTCACGGGCGTACTGGTTTTGCAGCCCCGACATAGCTTGATTGTAGCCAGTATTGTAAACATTTGCCATGTTGGCGCCACCGGCAAGACCTTGCTGACGCGCCAATTCAGACATGGCTATTCCGCTGCGATCGCCACCAAATGCCCCCTGCTGAATAGCCCCAGACTTCAAGGCTTGCTGTTGCTGCGCGTTTTGCTCAAGAATATTAGCCTGAGTGGCTGCAGCGACGTTAGACAGGTATGGCGACATATACTGGTTTACATCGCCAGCGCTAATTGGCCTCGCTGCTTGCGTCGCGTATTGCGTTGCAGCATTATAAAAAGGCAACGCTGCGCCTTGAGCGTTGTTTACATTTTGAATTCCAGAGATCTGGGTAGGGTTCAGACCCGCGACCATCTCTCCGCCGTAAGATTGGAATGGCTGCTGCGAGGCGGCATAACCCATTTGGGTCGCCTTCCGATAAGCATCCATCACCTCTGCGGGCGGCTTATAAGACGATGTTGTTGTTGAACCCTTGCTGCCCATGAGTAATTACCTTCAGTTCACAATAGGTGTCGAAGAAACGTCGCCAGTACGGGCATTATACAGGAAAAACGATCCTGATGGGTGTCCAAACTGCCGTTCGTAAAGTCTTGTCTTAGCATCAGTACGCGAATTACTCAAAATGCCAATCATGAGCGGCATTCCAAGCTTATCAGCCGCCTGTTTGGCGAACTCAACAAGTCTGCTAGCCCGGCCACCAGCGGCCTGACGATATTCTGGGTGGACGTATACGCACATTTCCTCAAGAAATTGCGCGTCAGAATACCAGTAACTTGAAATCCGCAGCATCACGAGGCCCTCAATGCGTTCCTTGGGGCCAATTACTCCCATAATGCCGCCATCTTTGAACAAGCACGGAATAACCAGCGCCTGAACTTTTTCTTCATTCATTTTGAAAACGCCGTTTTCCTCATTTACAAGGCGAGCAAGGTGCATAATTCCATCCAGATCATCCGGCTGGGCAATTCGCACGCGGCACTTTTCGCTCTTATCAGACATCTTTAATCCTTCTTTGGTCCGGGTAAGTTTTTGAGGGTCTTGATTGTCTTTTGACGCTCCAGTTTTACCCAGCCATCAAGCAATTGATGGCCCTTATCCATGCTTCCATCCCCCCAATTGTAAACAGCCAGTGGCGGAATAACATATTCCCCGCCAGCGGCGACGATAGCTACAGGCGCGCCCTGATCAGGTGCTTCGCCATGCATGCGTTTATTTACCATATGGTCAATAATTTTGAAACCATGCTCTGTATTGCCCTCGCCAATGCCGGAAACGACATCTGCTGGCACTACATAGGCCCCTGACGGAACGTGCATTGGCAAGTGATCTGTGCGACCAGCCACTACGGCCTTAATTGGTCCCGTGTGGATGGTTTTTGCGGTTCCGGCTGGTGTAGCGCCGCCCTTAGCTTTGTGGCTTCTACGGGCCGTATCTAAGGCGGCAGCAATGGCCTGATTTTGCGGATGACCGGCATGCATCATCTCGCTGATGTTTGATGAAATCGTAGCCTTTGATTTACCGTGTTTTAATGGCATGGCTAAACTCATGTCGGATTATAGGTAACGCAAAATTGCGTTGTTGCTGCACTTGTCGAAATAACAAGGCCATTTGTATAAGCCAAATTCAATGGAATAAACGGAAATGGCGTAATAGTTGCGCTTGTTACAACTTGGAAAATGCAATTGCCTGCTGTTGTGCTAGCTGTCGAGGCGCTGTCATAAATTGCAATTGTATCAGCAGCACCCTTCAATGTAATTGATACGCCAAACAAACGACCGCCACCTTGCGTGACTTGCAGGGCGGTTGTTGTTGTAACTGTTGCGCTTACATTTAGAGGATATTGCTCACCCAACGCCTGATAAATATTAGTAATTTGCGTCAGCAAAGACGACATTGTATTGTTGAGGTTATTGATAGCAATAACGCCATTCTTTTGCGCTGTCAGGATATCGTCAAGTGATGCGGCCATTAGTATTTACCATCCTGCTGATAACGATAACGAATGTTACCTAAGCGCCAAAACGAACCAAGGTCAGTGCTATTTACCGTCATAGACATAAGACGACCGCGCATACGAACGCTCAGGTATTCTGTTCCTGATGTCATGGTATATGGCCCGAATGTATACGGCGGGTCTGTTGGGTAATTTGTAACATTAAACGTCATGCCGACTGATTGTGTAGGCGTCGCTGTTTGACCGTATGAATTCCATTTCATATCAGGCCAAATTTGATCAATGAATGTTTGTAGATCGCCCTCAGCCAACGCAAAATAACCAGTTGTGAAATATGGTTTCATTGCGCTTCCATCAGCATCTGTGCTTGTTTCGTGCTGATAGATGTAATTGCCAGTACCGACAACATTTGTGCTGGCATATGTACCAGAGCCAATTGGCGGGCCAAGAACAGATTGATCAATCCATGCTGTCCGACCAACAATTACATCGTTTGATGATACGTCTTGATACCCAAAATCCCATTGGTTCAAGATAACATTGTACTTAACATACGCATTGATTTCGCCATTGCCGCTCGTGAAAGCTCCAGTTGGCAATCCGGTAGTTGCGTCATACACCGGCACATTTGCCGCAGGGAAATACCATGTGACTTCATTGAATTGCGTGTTAGGCGCGCAACGAATTTTATCCGTCCACCTATTTCCGTTTGCATCAACTTTACCAGTTGTCGGGCTGACATACAGGTTCTGGAAAATAACATCCCATACCGGGCACGGAATTGGCTCAGGCCCAGAGCCAGCAATGCGGAAAAATCCTTTTTGGCTCATCCAATATACAATGCCAGAAAGCTGCCCCATTGCTTTTCTGGCAATCAATCCAGCGTTTGCTGCAATTTTATTGAACCCGTAAACATATGGAGCGCCAACATATTGCATCGCCCACAGATCGAGGTCTGTCCAAATCAGCCCTTGCTGAGGCCCCTGCATGCCGCCGACAATACGAGCGCCGGTAGGAATTCTGTATGAGCCTGCTTGGTTTGTTGAAGACGCATTCCATACGGTAAAATCTTCAATATCACTCCACCGGACAAGCAATGGGTCTTGGACATTTGCATTTGTTGATGAGCCATACGCAATAAGCTGACGTTGCGGCATGGCAACAAAAATGCCTTCGTTGAATAACGGGCTATTGTCTATGTAAGAGGCGTTTAGGATTGAACTGCCGACTGGGTTCCAATAGTAAATTGCACCGCCAACTGGCACTCCAGCAACGGAACGAATTGGGCAAGCAACAAGAAGTTGGCCCCAATTGTCCAACGTCCAATCCCATGCATCAATTGGCGAACCGGATGTCGATCCAGATGTTGCGCCTGTATTATATGCACCAGAGCCATAAGGTCCAATTCCATAAGCAATAGAGCCGCCGGAATTATATTGCGAAACATAATATACCGTATTGATGCGCGATACTGTTGGCGTCAACGGATCGCTGTTTTCATAAGCAGAAGCACTTGAAGAGGCTACAGCGTTTCCGGCGCTAATTGTAAATCCAGTCGTTGCTCCGTTGTATTGATTTGAGCTAACTGACGTAACAGTGTAGTTACCACCTAATGTAAGACCACCAACTGTTGTTGGTACAGTAACATCATATGTATCGCCTACATTGAAATTGGCATTTGCAAGGGTAACTTGCACTTGAGATGAATTTGCTGACGTAGTGTAGAGCGCTGTTGTTCCGCCAAAATAACCAACATTGCCAGCGGTATTGGCTGGAATAAAAGTTCCGCCAGATGCGCTTCCAGCATATCCAGCACCAGCTGTATACCCGCTAACAGTAAATTGTGTTATGCTTGTTACACCAGTAACCGTTAGAACAATTCCATTGAATGTATTTGGATTTGTTGTTGTTGAGCCATCAACGATGATTTTATCACCAGTTCTGACAAGCTGGCTTTGTGTTGTAGTAATTGTTGCTCCGCCCAGTGCATCTCTTGAAATTACAAGAATGTTTGTAGATGCGTTGACATTAATTTGATATGCTGGCGGATTGACGAGAGCTACCTTGTAAGGCCCCGTTAGATACAAATAACCAACATTGACAGGCGTATTAAAATACACCCAATCTTGTGTTGATGGCAGGTAATAGTTAGCTACGGTACCGCCCGTAGCATTTAAAACGGCGGTTCCGGTTGTTACAATTGTTCCGGGGTCAACCGCCAAAGAATACGTAAAGGTCGTATAATTTGGTGCGGTAACAGTGATTGTATATGTTCCATTATAACCAGATGGAGACATGCCAGAAATAACAACGCTAGAACCATTAGGCAAGCCGTGTTCCGTACTGGTTGTTACAGTGACTGTACCGCCACCACCAGACGACCATGTGATGCTGCTAATTGTTGGACTTGTTGTTGTTGTTCCGGGCGCAAAACCACATCCAATATTCGTATAGCATGTACCAAAAGCCGTCGCAGGAGATGCGCCGGGATTACTGATGGCATAGTCAAATGTATATGTGGTTACAGCCGTAATTACATATGAACCATTGTATCCAGATGGTGCCATTCCAGAAACGGTAACTAAACTTCCAACAGTAAAATTATGAGCGATTGTTCCTGTTGTAATCGTTGCTGTGCCAGCTAGCCAAGTTCCATTTGTAATTGTTGTTGATTGTTGGCATGAAAAATTTGTGCTTGTACCGCCGCCGCCAGCAGATGCTGTAAATGTTCCATTTAAGCTCGTTGCGCTTGGTATAGATGAAATGACAAGGCTATCACCAATGGAAAAATCATTATTTGTTGTTGTTGTGAATTGAGCGATGCCATTTGCGCGAAAAGCTGTAGCTGTTGATTGCGTTGCCTGAAGGTCTTGAATAGAAACATTATCACTGCCAGTAATCGTACTAATTCCAACGGTGCTGCCGTTAGGCGCGGCATTCGTCACATTCTCTTGAGGAGAAATGTTAGACGTTGAATTGGTGGATACATTGATGACGCTAAGATTAGCCGGATTGCCTTCTGTTCCCACGGCAAGATAGCTAATACCGGCAAGATCATTCCATCCCTTTAGGGCGCGAATAATGCTTGTATAAGACGTTGAATAGTATTTTAGCCAACCGCCAAGTTTCTGCGGAAGACCAAGATTATTTCGATCAGACACAAATCTGATCAAATTTGTGCTGGACAACGCAGCTTCATTAAGAGCTGGCGTCTTTGTCGTATCAACACCGGGAATTAGTTTTAATGCACCATGGGGCATATTTTATCTCGTCGGTGTCGCAATTGGGCTTGGCGGAACAGATGACCATGCAGCCGCTTGGAACTTTTTCCTGAATTCTTCAACCATGGCTCCCTTGAGCAAAGCTTGATATTGGCTTTCGTAGCTTTGCGCTGTTTGTGGGTCATCGCTCTGACGGCCAAAGTTTCTTTGATAGCCAGACACATAAATCATGGATGCCATCAAAAGAAGGTCAGGCATATATTGGCTAATGAATGTTGTGTTGTCTCCATTCGTTGTCGAATAGAGCGTTGTTGGCCTGATGGTGCCAATAATTTCTGCTGTATACGATTGATCAGGCCATGGGCCAATATTGATAATAATACTGGTTTGACCTTCAGTTGCCAAATCACCGCCTTGAATGGAAAAATATTGCGGTACATTAGCACCAGAAGATGAGGGCCACGCATACTGCATAAATTCTTTAGTGACTGGCAGAAGTGGATTACGTGTACCACTGTCGGGAAATGTGACTGTACTTGGCGTGATCACATTGATGTTTTGGATTGTCGTGAAATATGCAGACCCAGAGCCAACCACCATTGGCAATGAATATGAAGATGTGTTTGCAGATAAAAGTTTTGTCGTGGAAATGACTGTTGATGTCAGGTCAACGTCACGACAAATACGCTGTTCAGCATAAACAAGAGCCGCGGGAATAATTGAATTGAAATTGCTATCCGCCGTGGTGACAGGATTTGTCGGCGTGGACGGCATAGGAACAACAGCCAACTCCGCCAACTGGGTAACGTAAGTATTATAAGTCAACCCAGTTGTCATGCCACGCTCCTTATTCGGCCATCTTCAAAGCCGTCTTTTTTACTTTTGCAACTCTAGCCCCCCATCCTTTTCCAAAAACATGCCATGTTGGCAGTCCTTGAAGAAACGCTAGTCTTTTGTCGCAAACATCTTGAATTAACTCACGAGGATTGAACAAAGCAACGGCCTGTAATGTTTTTGGGCCAATCACTCCATCAACCTTTACATTAGCGCATTCCTGCAAACATTTGGCGGACCTAACGGGGCCAGAATTTACAGCATAGTCAAAGCAGGCGTAGTCTAATCCATCAGGCAAATCATCGCCAGAAATTTTGTCCCAGTACCTGCTTTTGTAAAATGGCTTAACCAGATCAGGCGTCAGAGATTTCATTACTTTTTCATCAACCTGATGACCAACATAGTTTTCCCAGTTGGCTTTTGTAACTCCAAGGTTTGTCATTCCGCCCGGATCAGCAGGGTTATTTACATATCCGCCCTCGCTCACAAGCATGAGCTTGAAACAGACATCAAAATTTTCCTTCATTTCAAGGAAATCCCGCCAAATGTAATGTGGGCAATAAAGTTTGAAAAAGCACCAACCGCAGCAGCAATGATGGCAATCCAAACTTTGGTTGCAGTTATTGCACCGGCGCGCTCGCCTTTTTCAGCAGACATTTGCTGAAGGATGTTGTCCAAGGCGGACTGAATGTTTTTCAGTTCCGACTTGACTTCAACGAAGTCCCTTTCAAGTCTGTCCACTTTCTCTTCCAATCGCACAATAACCGCCGTTGTTTTGTCAAAACCGCCAGTGTTTGTAGACCGTCGTGCCGCAGCCATAAGATCATCCCTTCATGCTTTTGATGATATCATCCTTAGCACGCGAACCAGAGCTGGAACCGTAGTAGAAGCTGATGATGCTAGTAAAGCTCGTTGCCAAAGAACCAAGAAGCAACAGGAAAGCCTCATTCCCTGATGCTGGCATGCCGTGGAAGGCCATGACACCCAAAATGCCAAAAAACCCAACCGTGACGCCAAGAGCGAGCGCCCTTGGTATCCAGTCTCTGGTGGACATTTGCATTTGGCGGGCGCTGTCGCGGTCATCCGCAGCAATCTTTTCCAGATCGATGTTCAGGCTCTCCATCTGAACCTTGAAATCCGCATCGATCTTTTTCAGGGCCGTGAGCTGATCCGGCGTGGCACCGGACAGGGCGGAGGTAATATCATCCATAGAGCCGTTATCACGGCCAAGGAACAGGCTGGAAAGTGCCTTAACAGCAAGACCGGCGACCGGCCCGCCCAAAGCAGTGGCAATGGTAGGAGCTACAGCGGCCACAATGCCGCCTACAGCGCCCATTGTGCTAAGGGTGTTGCTGGTGCCGGTCTTGCTGAAAAGAGCCATTTACGCCTCCGTAGCGGGCTCAGAAGCGGCTTCCTGCTGCTTCTTTTGATGTTCAGCCATCTGGGCGGAGCCTTGAGCCCGGATGCTGGCAATAATATCAGCAACAGCCTCGAATGGCTGTTTACCAAGTGCGGCCAACACAGTGTTGGCCTGTGCAATGGTCATTTCGATGCTTACTTTAACGTCTTCCATGTGGTCCTCTCCTCAGCCCCCAAGGCAGGGGCATTAAGATTTCATTTACATTTTGCAATTCAGTGATTTTACGATCCAAATCATCCTGAACGGCGGTTACATTGATAGCAGATTTAACCCACGATAACACAACATCTTCTGTGAGGTTGTCGTAAGGCACAAATCCAGATGTATCCACGCTCAGAGGAATATCTGCAACAGAATATGTATTGGCAGAAATACCCGCCTCATTGCGCGCAATACACATCCACCAGACGCGGTTGACCACGTTTTGTAAATTGCCTTCCTGCTTTTTGGCCTGAATGCGCTGGATAGACCATGTGTATGTGTTTGCCATCTTCAATCTCAGTATTCGATAATTACTAAGCCAGCCGTACCAGCGCCGCCGCTGCGGGCTGTTGCCGCAGTGCCGGATGCGCCACCACCACCACCTGCGCCATATCCAGTGGCGGCAACACCGTTACCAGCAGTAGCAAAAGCACCGCCCAAACCAAACCCAAGGCCAGTGTTTGCACCATTGGTATACACGGCCTGAGTTGCAGCCATTGTGCCGCCGTTGCCGCCAGCTTGCCCGTTTACAGAATAAGTGAAGGCCGTGCCAGAGACAGTACCACCGGCCCCGCCCGCACCGTTTGCGGTTCCAAGAAGGCCGGGGCCAGCCGTGTAGGTCAGGGCATTGTAAGTAATCGAGGATGACGTGCCGCTGGTTCCGTTAGCGTTCGAACCACCTGCCGCACCTGCTGTACCAACTGTATAAGTAATGGTGTTCTGACCCGCGACGTAGGTCAAAACAATAACACCTACAGCACCAGAGCCACCCCCGCCGCCTGCACCGCCTGCCGTCGCCGCGTTACCACCACCGCCGCCACCACCACCGACGACCGTTACCTTAAACTTAGCACCAGTCACTTGAACAGCGGCAGGAAGATTATATGTGGCCGCTGTTCCCGTTGTTTGCAGAACAATGTTTTGATATCCAGCGCCAGCAGTTGCTGTAAGTGTTGTTGCGTTAAGGGTTGTTACGGTTGGCGTTGATGAAAATGAAGGAGCGCCTGCATTTGCTGTCAATACACTATTAGCAGCGCCCTGTGCCGTCACAAGAATAGCGCCTGTCGTGTTGCCATACAAAACGCCATTTAGAGTAAATGTGCCAACACCAGTTCCGCCATTTGCTACGGTCAGATCATTAGTAAGGCTCAACGTACCAATTGCAGTAGTAGATGTGTTGAGGAATGTAGCATTGCCATTTGATGCAATTGTAAGAGCGGTAACAGCACCGTTGTTACCTGTCTTAAATACAATGCTATCGCCGGAAGCAGCGACGTTACTTGTTGATTGCAATGTCAGAGAAGACGCTGCTGCCGTTCCACCAATAACCAAAGGCACCGTTGCAGATGTTGTAATTGTTGGAGTAGCAATTGTTGGCGATGTTCCAAGAACAACAGCACCGGTACCTGTTGCGGTGCTAAAATCAGTATATCCAGCTTCCCAGTCAGCCGCCGTTGTAAGCGTCGTGCCAATGCACGTCACCATCACTGTTGTTCCGGGGATGACAGTGATAACAAGGTTTCCGCCAGACGAGTTGACCGTCAGGTTTCCGGTTGAATTATTGACAATGTGGAATGTCCACCCCGTGGCAAGAGTGCTTGTGACGGGGAGGGTAATTGTCTGTGTAGATGTTCCAGTAAAGAACTGGAAATAGGTGCTGGTATTTGTAAGGACTGTAGTCCCGGCGGCGGTAGCGGTAGAAGTCCATGTCGTCAGGTTTGTAAGGGCTGCGTTAGCAGTTGTTTTTCCAGTGCCACCATTCGCAATGGCTAATGTGCCAGCAACAGTAACGCTGCCTGTAGTAGATGTAGATGGCGTTAAGCCTGTGGTGCCAAACGAAATATCTGAAACACCGGAAGTAGATGGGATTGTGCTAGACCATGTTGGCGCACCACCCGTGTTGGCTACAAGAATTTGTCCCGTAGTACCGGCGGCTGTTGTGGAAGCTACGCCAGATGCGTTTGCGTAAACTGATCCCCATGGAGTGGCACCAGACAATGTAAGGGATGTGCCACTAATTGCACCGCCAGTAATCGATACTGAGCTACTTCCAAAACTAGTAATGCCAGTAATTGTGCCGCCGGTGATAGCGACAGAATTGGCATTCTGGGTAGACATCGTGCCAAGGCCGGTGATGTCCGTATTTGGAATTGTAGCGACTGTGGTAAATGGACTTATGCCATTGGCCTTGAGATAGCCAGCCGTGAATGTCGCCGCCCCCGTGCCTCCAGTGTCAACCGGCCAAGGACCGCCGTAACCTGTGGCGGCAAGTACTGCGATCTGCGAGACGGTGGCGCGCTTAGATGTTCCGCTCTGAACAATTTCAATTTGCTCAGAACCTGTCAGGGCAATAACTGGGGTCAAATTTGGAATTTGCACATAAGAAGACATGATCAGACCCCGGATTTCGGAACATCGACAAAGTTATACGGCAATCCGACCGCCAATGGAACCAGCAAGGAAGTGTTATTGCTGAGAGTGGCGGCTGAAACAGGGAATGTCGTGATGTATGTAAACGTCACACTATCCACCACGGTAATTGTAAACGTGCCCATTGCCATCGTATTAGACAGGCCTTGGATGCCGACGATGTTGCCAGTCGAAAGACCGTGGGCATTTTGTGTCACGACAGTAATTGTGTAAGTGTTATCTGACGTAACAGAACGTAAGGGAATTGGCTGGTTTGGCGTGGCGCGGGTATCAATACCCAAAAGTGGGCCAACCTCCTGAGATACGCGAGGATTGTCAGTGGCAACGCCATCCGCCGACGTTACACGGATATCTCCGCCGGGCACAGGAAGGCCCGTGAGCGGGTCTACGGTGTTATAACCGGAAACTTGCCGTTGATCGCTGCTATCGAGCCTGTACGGCTCAACACGCGGGTTTTTGACCGGCATTGGGTCCGCGGGGAGAACGATGGCACGAAGCTGGTTTTGAGGGATATCGTTACATTTGCGGCAAACCAGTTGACGCTTATTAAGCAAGCTCGCGCCATTCCAATCGAACTGCCAAGACAGATCGACGTGATTGTAAAGAAACCCGCATTTGTCGCATATAGCGAAAGCTTGCGGGTTCTTTGTACTAACTCTGGCTTTGCCGTGTGGCCTCATGCGCGGAAATACCCGTTGATTTGCGGGCTAATATACATGGAAGCGTATTCCGTGTCTTGTGCCGCCGCAATTTCATAAGCCTCATCAGCCACTGCCTTAAGCATTGCCGCCGACTGCGGTGCCCAAGTCTGAGAAAGGCGATAGGCGAGGCCGGTAGCAAAAGCCTCGTACCAGCGATACGGAATTTCGACATTTTCGCCGCCAGCAATATTGGCATCCTGAATTTGGCGGACTTTGTAATAGCTCAGTGTACCCGGATTGCCGCTGCCATCTGGAACCGGCCACAGGCTGATCGTCGGGCTGATCAGGCGATCAAACCAATAAACAGTAGGGAAACCTTGCTGTTCCTTATTAGGATACGACGCATATTCCGTGCGGCTAATTGGCAAGATAATGCGGTCAGTATTTGTACCGCCATTGATTGTCGTTACATAAGCATCGAGAACCATAACCGTGTTGCTATCTACAGAATATGTAGCCTGCCCCTCGATGAGGGTAATTGTGGGAACGAGTTCTACAGCCCAGAGATTGACGCCTTGGTTAGCCCAGCGCGACAGCATAAGGTTCGTTGCCATTTTGGCACTTTCCATATGCTCTTGAAGCAAGGATGTTGAGCGAATGCCACACAAATTGTAAGCGTAAATTACCACTTCGCTCAATGAAGGATTAAAATTGTATGTGTTGCTGGTGGTCATGGTGAGGCCCTATTTAATTTGATGCACATTATCAGAAAGTCC